TCATCTTCGCTATCTCTACGCGCCTTGCGCATTGCAAGTTCCACTTTGTTCAAAGTGTTCCACTGCCAAGACTGAAGCACAGAGCGGTCTGCCACCATGCCGGTGGGCAACTGCAAACGCTTTCTGGTTTCGGTCAGAGCTTCAGAAAAGTTCGTGTCCATTCTAGCGCGAACTGTGGTGCTGTAAGCCTTCCAATCCTTATAACTTAGCTCGTTATTTAGAAGGTGCTGATTTAAATCTGCTAGCGTCAGGGTCAGGTCAAAGTCGTTAACTTTTGTATCAATGGCAAAGACTGTGGTCGCATCTGATGTCAGTGCAAATGGTTCTCGCCCACTTATCTTCACTACCATTGCTTCAAGCTCACGCGCTCGAGCGGCATCAACAAATCGCATTCCAGAAATTGCTAATTCAAAGTTGTTTATGGCCGCATCTGGGTCTTCTTTATAGTTCATTAATGCTCGGTTTGCGTCCTCTTCGTAGCTTTTTGCTAGCGCCTCGTTTTCGCGTATCGCTCGGTCTTGTATCGTTATGTTGTCATTTACCGTTTGCAGCCATGCTGCTCGCGCCATTTCAATCACCGCTGAACGGTCATCCGGGTCTGACAAAAGCCCCATCGCAAGTTTTATGTTCGTCGGCAATAAGTCAGAGTTGTTGCGAATTTGAGTGTATATGTTGTGCGGAGTTTGTGAGTCCAAAACAGCGTTGCCAATTAGTTGTTTTGAAGCGTTCATCACTGCATCATCAAAAGCTTTATCCAAAACCTTTAACTCAGAAGCGCCGTAGTTATACGAAACTGCATCCGCTAAAATCACTTTTTTGGTAGCCTTTAAGCTTTCGGCTGTAAGAGCAACAGTTTGTTCTGTGCCGTCTGCTAGCTTTTGTGTCACGCCGTTTTCAAGCATGTCAGGAATACTATCAAAGGTCAGAAGCAGTGAGGCTTGCCAATTTGCTTTGGCTTGAGCTTGGGACTTGGTTATGTAAGACGAATGATAACTTGAATATTTCGCATTTCCAAACACGCCTAAACGCGCTCTAAATTGCCGTGCCATTACTGGGCTTGTATCATCAAAGGTGGCTCCAAAGCCGTGGATGACCGCGTTTATATCAGCCTCAACACTTGCTGGATTAGCCCCCGAACCTTCTCCGGCCAACACAATTGAATTTATATTTTCCTTTGCAGCGAGTTCTAAATTGTCAGACGTAATCTGTATCGCCGCACGCCGTGCTGCACGGTCAAAAACTGTATCATCCCCACCGGGCAGCAATATTTCTTCGCCGCTTTGTTCTGCCGCTTGAAGCTGTTCTATTGTTGGGGCGTTCTCCGCTCCATACTCCAGACCGTCCCGCTCTGCCTTTTGCTTTGCTTGCTGGAGAAAAAAACTGTTCATCCGCGACAAAGAATTTTCAAGCTGGTTCAGACCTTGCGCAGTTGCTTGCGCCGTTGCCGAGGTTATTTCTGGCACTCTAAGCTGCAAACTCGCGGGTCTGGTTCTGACACTCTCAGCCATTATTCTGACCCCTCTGCGCCTTCAGCACTGCCGCCAAAGCTAGCCGCTTGCGACCCTGCCGTGAAAGCATCTACACCCGCCGATAGCGTGCCGGTAATAAGCGCAGTGCGACCAGCTTTTCTGTAATCTGCCGCTTGTCGTTTGCCGCCGGAAAGCGCGAGGCTTGCACTGTCAGATGCTGTACTAAAATCAGTCACACCGCTGCGTAGGTTATAGGTATTGATAAGGTCTTTTGTTTGTCCCGGGACTAGCGCTCGGACGCCCCCGGCGTAGCCACGCGCTACCGTAGCGGAAATTGCAGCCATTGCATTGTCGAGAGCTTGCGTGCCTTCGCGGGTGTAAGCCACCGCGTCCAGCCGTGACTTAATGATGGCGTTTTTCGCTTTGGCATCATATTGCTGCTTTTGGCTATATGCCTTGCCTACGCCAGACGCAAACTGCGCCCCGGCAATGATATATGGAATAGCTGCCGTCATCTACGCCCCCACGCTAACTTTGTAGTCCAAGGCCAGCACCGTCATAAAAACAGGCTGAGACTGACTGATTGTGATTTGTGCATCCCGGTCATAGCCTAAAAACCCTTGCGTTTTTTTAGTGCCGGTAAAGGTTGGAACCGCGCCAGTGCCCGGCAAGGGCAGGGTGGTAAGGTCTACTTCCTTAGAATTAATTGTCAGGTTTTGCGTGCGAAACAGTATTGGTGTCACTTCCAATATGCGCCGCCGCGTACCTTGCGCAGAACCGCTTTGCATACGAGGCTCGAAGGGCTGAGTAACCACTGTAGATGTGTAGCTCAGGCCAACCTCAACGTAGCTGCTAGCAGTGCCACCTATTGTTACGGTTCCTGATAAGGTTCCTACACCTATTGTTAGAGTAATTGAACTGCTAGAAATCGGCTGATTGATGGATGTAATCGTCTTAAATAATTTTGTGCTTGTTAATTGCTGAGTGCCACCATGATCGAAACCTAAACTTGTAGTGGTCAAGGTTTCTGTTTGCGCTGCACCGTAAACATCAGTGCCGGTAATTGTGATTGTAGCCCCAGTAGTCCAACCACCACTAATATTGCCGTAAAGCAATTGGACAAATCTACCTGTGTCACCGAGATTAGCAGTTGCATCATTATTGCCTAAAACCCCATTGAGGGTTTGATTTCCAGAACTAGCAACAGCACTTGTTTTGAGGGCATCACTATCATTAGCCAGCGTGCCAACCGTGGCGTCACTGTCCACAATGTCATCGCGTACAATCTTTACTGTTTCTGCTTGCAAATGCGACAAGCCGCCAATCACTGTGGTGCTAGGCAATGGCTGATCGGGGGACGCTGCCCCAGAGAAGTATTGAATCGAGCTATCAGTGGTGCGGTCATCATCAAACACCTCTAGATAATACTTTGCAGCGCCTCCGATTGTGCGTTTTACCACTGTGTAAATTGTGTCCAAGTCAACAGCGACATCCACAAAATCACCGTCAGTTGACCACGAAGCCGGAGCAACAATTTGCTGAGAGCGGTTCAAGGTAAATGCGGTGATGCTGCCAGTAAAGCCGGTGCTGGCGGCGCGATACCCGGCGGTGTTAGTGCCGTTTACAATCATCAGCAAATCACCCTCAGTCGTGTCCGTAGCGCTTCTGAGCGCCATTCTCTGAGGGTCAACCAACATATGCGAGGAAAGCAGCGAGATATTGTTTGCCACATAGTTAAGCTCAACATCGCTAAACAGCATTTCCCGCACGGCTTTACCTTGGCGCTGAATAAACAGCGTACCGCCCTCAATCGCTTGTGGTAGTATGCCGTATTTGCTGCCTCGATTGGTCGCTGCCTTAACAGTAATGTTTGACGGCGTTATCGGATCCAGGGTTGCTTGGGGAATAAAAAACTCACCGCCCTCAGTAAATATCTGAAGGTCGCGGCCAGACCTTATTCCAGTAATAGCGTTGACCGTGTCAGTCGCCAAAGTGATAATAATGGCATCATCATCTAGCCCCTCGGCCACACTAAAGTTAAAAAAGTTTCCGACCTTTGAGCCAAACAATGTGGACGGTTGTGAATAGCTACCACCAAAGTACAGACGTCCTTCGTGAAAAGAGCAAGTGCGCGGCCATCCTCGGGTGTTAGACCAAGCGTCCTCGTATCCACTTTCTAGCTCCCATTCGCCAGAGCCAATTGCAGATGTGCTGAAAAATGGTATTTCAACAGTAGCCTCGACTACTGTAGCGCTGGTGTACGCGGTTATCTTGGCGCGGCCAAAACCGTTTAAAACATTCACATACTGATCGACGTTGGACGATGAAAACGCACTGCCCCCAGCGGTCAGTGTGATATTGCCGGACGTAGCTGAAGCGGTCAGCGTCTGGCTAATGGTAGATGTTGACGCAGTAAATTGTTGCTTGGGAACCGCGGGGCTTACCAGCGACACAGTCCAAGTTGTATTGTTTGCACCCCGGACGATTTTGAACGGCGCAAAGTTTTCGTTTACAATTATTAGAGTATCGGCTGACTGCGTGTAGTACGTTCTGTCCATATCGATTGCGGTCGCGCCTTTCAGCGTGCCGACCGCATAGTCTAGATAGGAGTTGCCAGAGCCGTTGATGTCTGTGAGTAGGGTTTGCGCGGCATAAAAGCGAAACCGAATTGTGCCAGATGCTGTCTGAACGGAGGCCACAATCATAAAGTTTTGTGTCGTAGAAAACTCAAATGGGATAAGCATGACCCCATTGTTTGGATTGTCAGCGGTCAAATCAGTTAGAAAACGCAAGCCCGGGCGGCGCGAAAACCCACCTTGCGGTTCAAATTCCACGTTTTCGGCCAAATCCACAGAAGCGAAATATTGATTTAAATCGATGCGACCCCGCAAAAGCGGATCAATCTCACCAATTGTGAAGGAGCTTTGATATTGCTGGATGCGGCTCATCGTACCTCGGCAAGCATGTAATCGGATATTGGCGCGGTCATTTGCCCGGCGCTATCAATGTTAGAAGCTTGCCGGAAAAAACCGCCGCGCAACCCCTCACTGGGCGACCCCAGTGACACAGTGCGCCAGTACTCGGCCTTGCTGGTCTGATCCGTAATAACCTCGGCAAGATGCCACGCCATTTGATAGCTTAAAAGGGTGACGAAATATGTGGGCATGTTGCCCTCGGACACGGTCTTTTGGTAGTCGATAAAGATGTTCGTGTGTTCTGTCATCAAGACAGTTCCACCCGCTGCCGCCTGATTTATTTCCCAGTTTTTCGTGATTGGCGCACCGGCATTGGCACTGGCGCGAACTGCCCGAGGAACCCCGGTAATCATATCATTGGGCAGAGTAAACTGGTACGACCATTCAATGGTCGGAGTAGCGGTCTGCTTGGTTAGCTGCGCCTTACCTAAAGTAAAAGACCAAGAGTACATTCCCAAGGTCGATAACTTCACTTCGTCGTAAATTGTGCTGCACGCCGTGGCGCTAGCAGAGCCGTCTGAAAAGCTGGTGATGGAAGACGCGCCCAGCAACAGTAGCGCCTTATTACAGATTGAAACGTCAGTATCACCGCTAGCCATACCCGCACTCCTAAAGGTAAAGCAGGGGCGTTGCCGCCCCCGCTAAGTGTTTTAGTCACTATCGGTTTGAGCGATAGTTGTGCCGTCTGAGACATCGACCACGCCGCTAGCGTTTGAAACAACAGTGTGAATTGATGACGCAAGTGTGCCGCCAGTTGATGTTACACTGGTAATAATATCGCCCACCGCAACCTCATCAGCCACATCGTTGAAGTAGGCCGCTGTATTTACAGTAGCCACTGTGTCAGTGGTTTTGTAGGTGAACATTTGGGGGGCAGTGCCTTTTTTAGACTGCCCACCAATAGGGTTCCATCCTGTGCGTGAAAAAGCCATGATTAAGACTCCCGAGTTGTGATATCGACAATACCGTCAACATCGATTGCAACCGCACCCATCGACAAACAGCTTGCCACCAAGAACGAAGTCTTCTCAGCAATGTAGTCAATTTTTGTCGTTGGGGGCATACCCACCGCACAACCAACAGCCATCTTGTGGAATGCAAAGTTTGTACGGTCGTTTGAACCGTCTTTTGCCAAACCACCTTCGTCACGGTCGCCAAGTACATGGATGGTGAAACCCATGAAACTATTGATGTCGCCGCGCTGAAGCGCTTGCAGTTGGTTGAAGTCGGCGCTTACTGCGCGTTCATCTGCCAGCAAACTTGCCAGACCTGATGCGTGGATAACCATATGTCGGTCAGCGCTTGGAACATTTTTCGTGTTCATCGCTTCAGCCGCTGCAATGATTTTACCAACATTCAGATCGGATGCTGCCGCAGAGCCAGATGTGACCACAGTGTTTGCCACAGTGCTACCGGCAGAAGCCGCAGCAATTGCGTCCAGAATAATTTGGTCCTGACGCCGCCCAATCGCAGAGCCGACCACTTGTGCAAGCTCTTGGCGCTCGTCAAAGTTGACTTTTTGCGCATTGAAGATGTCAGAGTATTCAGCCGCAATGTAATCTGAAAGCGTACAGCTTACGGTCGAGAATGCGGTGTTAAGTGGGACTACGTCAGTCTGGGGCGTGCGAACAACAGCCGCGCCCTTGCCAACGCTAGGGAAGTTTACCGTCGAGCCTTCTACGCCCGTCCGGGTGCGAACAGTTCCAGCCAATTGCGAAGTGCCTTGATAGGCTTGCTTTACCTCGGCATCGAATAACTGGATGAACGCAGTTGATAATCCTGTAGACATGGATTTTCTCCTGATTAAACCAAAATTAGCTTCACGCCACGTTGGTTATCGGGAGCATTTGCCCCGGCCTCTGGCTTCGCGGATCAGCCGCGCACGGCGAATTTCTTCGCGCCAGACCGGCCCAAAAGGGTTGTCAGTCAAATCGAAGAATACAGCACAAGCTGGAGCTTGTAAATACTCAAG